TATGTCGTCACTTTGCTGACGGAATGAAAGATTTATTTAAACTTGTAAACTCACTTGTTATCAAACACCAAGAAGGTCAAGACATGATGAGATTAAACAACGAGTTTATTCCTATCGATCCTAGATACTGGGATGCTGATAAAGACATGGTTATCAATGTTGGTATTTCTAAAAACTCTGACGAAGAAAAATTCCAAGTCTTAACATCGCTTGCACAAAAACAAGAACAGATTATGCAAACATTAGGACCACAAAATCCTTTGGTTAATTTACAACAGTATGCAAACACATTAACTAAAATGATTGAGATGGCTGGATTTAAAGATGCAACAACATTTATAAACACAGAAGTTCCACCTATGCCTCCGCAACCACAAGAACCAGCTAAACCTGACCCAGCAGAAATGCTTGCACAAGCTGAAGCTATGAAAGCACAGAACCAAGCACAAAAAGCAATCATTGATGCAGAGACAGATAGAATGAAAATCATTATGGATGACGACAGAAACCGTGATGAACATGAAGCTGATTTAAAATTAAAAGTTGCAGAGCTACAAGCTAAGTACGGCGCACAAATTAATGTCGCTGAAATAAATGCAATTATGGAAAGAGATAGAGAAGCAATTAGACAAGTAGCTAAAAACCAAGCTCAAGGAATGTTTACGAATGGCAACAACCAACCAGTCGGATAAGATTTACGACTTAGAATTTCTTGACGGAGATTTTATCTACTGCGGTAACGATATAAAAGCTAAGAGTTTGGAAGATGCTAAAAGAGTTGCTTTGGTGTTTTTACAAATACCACACGACTCAGAACTAATATCTTCTAAAGTAACTTTAATACATTAACTATGGCAATAACTTATAGAGGCGAAAGGTTCGCTGGTTATAATAAACCTAAACGTACACCAGGTAAGTCAAAGAAGTTTGCTGTCTTAGCAAAGGTTGGTGAAACCATAAAACTTATTCGTTTTGGTGATCCTAAAATGACAATTAAAAAAGACCAACCAGCTAGACGTAAATCATTTAGAGCTAGGCATAAGTGTGACACTAATCCGCCTAGTAAATTAACCGCAAGATATTGGTCTTGCAAAAAATGGTAAGGAGATAACTATGCCAGGAAAAGGACTATACGCAAACATTAATGCAAAGCGCAAAAGAATTAAAGCTGGTTCAGGTGAGACTATGAGAAAGAAAGGTGCAAAAGGCGCACCAACAAACAAAGCATTTAAACAAGCTAAAAAAACCGCAAAGAAAAGGAGAAAATAATGCCAAAAGGAAAAGGAACATACGGAAGTAAAGTTGGAAGACCACCAATGAAAAAAGGTAAAAAGAAAACCGCTAAAAAGAAAAAGTAACTTGTCTTACTTACTTGGTAAATTTTTAGAATGGTCTTTTAAAAGAAAGGCAGAAAAACTTTTTAAAAAACATTTACATGAATACAAAACAACAAAAACCAAAAAAACAAACAGTTAATTCTTTTTCTAAATTAAAAGCATTAATCAAACTAAGAAATTATGATAGAAAAACTAATAAAACCAGTAAGCGAACTTCTTGATAAGTTTATTCCAGACGCAGACACGAAACAAAAGATTGCACATGAAATTGCAACCATGTCTGAAAAGCACATCCATGAGATTGCTAAAGCACAAATAGAAGTAAACAAAGAAGAAGCAAAAGGTAATTGGTTTCAATCATCATGGAGGCCAGCAACAGCTTGGATATGTGTATGTGGTTTTGCAGTAAACTTTTTAATCAGTCCACTCGCAGCTCCTTTTGGTATCGATGTGCCACAAGCAGATACATCAACTATGTTACCCGTGCTTATGGGTATGCTTGGTCTTGGTGGTCTAAGATCATACGAACGAGTAAAAGGCGTAGGAAAATAATGTCTTGGGTAAACTTTAAAGAAGAAGAGTTCGCTTGCAAACATTGTGGTAAAAATGGTATTTCACACGAACTAATAAATAAGTTACAATCACTAAGAACAGAGCTGGATTTTCCCTTTGTTATAACTTCTGGGTACAGGTGTGAAGACCACCCCATAGAAGCGAAGAAGGAAACACCAGGAACTCATGCAGAAGGACTAGCTGCTGATATATATGTAAGAGGAGACAAAGCACTTCAGATTGTATCGAAAGCTAGAGATTATGGATTTACTGGTATTGGCGTAAACCAAAAAGGAAGTTCTCGTTTTATACATTTAGATATTTCGGAAGAACAAGCAAACAGACCAAGACCACACATTTGGAGTTATTAATGGACAACCCGATTTTATTTTGGAACGCAATTATTACATTGGTGTATGTTCCTATCATCTATAGTATTCGTACTAATGCTTCAGACATCCAACGAGTAGAAATCCTACTAAACAAAACCAGAGAAGAAATCCCGTCACGCTACGCAACCAAACAAGACCTTCATTTAGATATGCAAAGAATTTTTGATAGATTAGACAAATTAGACGAAAAAATTGATAAACTAATAGCTGGTTAGGAATTTAATATGATTGATTTTAATAGTTTAACAAAGTCTATCAGAGACTTAGAAAGTAGAATGGGTAACAGAGTTGGCCCAGGAAATGGTGTCGCAAATATTTTTGGTAATATTTTTGGTGGCGGATATACCGTACCAACAACTGACCCTACTTTTACAAGTGGTTTAAACTATGCAAAGTCTATAGCTGGTGGTCAAAACGTACCCAATATGATTTCACCTGGTGTAAGTTATTCTTCGGAAAGACCACAAGGATATACTGCATTTACAGACAACACTCCTGTAGCTGGTCCAATAGCAGGACCAACACCTCCTCCTGTAACTGGACCTACACCACCTTTTGGACCTCCAGTTAGTACACCTCCACCAGTCAATTTACCTGGACCGCCTAATGGCTCGCCTTTTCCTATAGATTTTAGCGGTATAGATTTTAATGATTTATTTCCAATTCCATTTCCTGGTATGGGAGATTTAGGTCCTATTAATTTTGGCAATAAACAACCAGAAATAGATTACGATAAACTTTACGACACAGTAATTTCAAATATTGATATTCCTGACTTTAGTACCTTTGCAACTAAAGATGATTTAAATAAAGGAATAGGTGGAATAGATATTCCTACAATAGATACAACTCAATTTGTAACAAAAGATAACTTACCAACATTTAATCCTTATGACTTTAGAGATGACTTTTTAAGTATTGCTCAAGATGGTATTAATGTCCCAACTTTTGATGACACAGAATTAAGAGATTTAATTAATAAAAATACAACTGGTATTAATAACATTCCAACATTTGATGACAGTCAATTAAGAGATGATATAAATTCAAGATTTGAAACATTTACCCCAGACTTATCAAACTTTGCAACCAAAGATGATTTGTATAGAGGCATTGATGGAATAAATATTCCAACATATGAAGCACCAGACTTATCAAACTTTGCAACCAAAGATGATTTGTATAGAGGCATTGATGGAATAAATATTCCAACATATGAAGCACCAGACTTATCAAACTTTGCAACCAAAGATGATATTCCAACATTTAACCCATATGATTTTAGGGATGATTTTTTATCTATCGCTCAAGATGGCATAGACATCCCAACATACGAAGCTCCAGATTTATCAAACTTTGTAACTGTAGATGATTTTAATGCTGGTATAGGTGGTGTAAAAATGACTGGCAGAGAAGAGCTAGAAAATGCTTTGGGTAATATCCCAACTTATGACGACTCAGCTATTATAAATTTAATTAATCAAAATAAAGAATCTATAGATAGTATTCCAGGCAGTATTAATATGCCAGATTTAAGTGGTTATGCCACAATGGATGATCTAAATAATTTTAGAGATTTAATACCAGAACCCGTACAAACCTATCCAATGCCTGACCCTGTTTTGTTTGACGGTACTCCCAAAAACATAATTGGAAGACCTATTAATACACCAGGCGAACAAAATCGTTTTATTAATGATGGTTTTATAACGCCTGGAATAGAGCCAAGTCAATTAATTCAAGGACCAGTTGATATGAATACTGGTGTTGAGTTTGTGCCAGGAGTTCCAGGAATGTCCATAGATTATATTGGTAGTGATAGGCAACCTGGTTTAGATATAACTCCACAAGAAACAGCAAAAATATCATCACAACAAGAGTTGTTAAATTTAATGTCTAATAAAAATGAATTATCACAAATACCAGCTGACGATGGTGTAAGAAATCAATATCAAGTTGAGCTTGATGAATACATTAATAAGTCTCCAATTAACATGGATACTTATAAAGAAGAATTACCAATAGGTAGCGCAATCAATTTAGGAATACCAGCAGTTATGGAAACAGTAGTTCCTATGGCTGTACCTGGATTAGGATTAGCAAAAAACATTTCTAATTCTTTACAAAGTAATAATAATTCTTCTTCTGTATCAAGACCATCTACACCATCTGTATCAAGACCATCTGTATCAAGACCTAATTACAGTCACTCACAAGTTAGTAAATTTGGAAGATAATTAATGCCATCACAAGAAGATATTTTAAATTCAAACGAAGCAGAGTTAATTCTTAACGCTGAAACTTTCACAAACGCAATTGAAGAACTTAAAAATGAATACATAAATTTATGGTTATCATCAAAAGGAGATGATATAAATAAAAGAGAAAATTTACACAAAGCAATCAAACTATTACCAGAGGTTGAAAGACATCTGCGTATTATCGTAGAGAAGGGTAAAATCACAAAAGCCCAACTAGGAAGATTGCACAAAGTTGTGTAAAATTTAACTAAGTATTGTTAAAATATTACTTTACATTTTTAAGGAATGATTATGACCAACAACGCAAAGCCGATTGGTTTACAAACAAACATGCAAGAGACAGAACAATCTTTTGAAAGTTTTTTGACTCCAGACGAGCAACCAGAAAACGAAATAGAAGAACAAGCATCAGAAGAGCTAGTTAACGAAGATGAAGTTATCGAAGATAACGAACCTTACGAAGAAGAGCTTGAAGCAGATGTAGATGAAGACGAACCTCAAGAAGATCAAGTAGAAGAAGAGGAGTCCGAGCAACCACAGCTATATACAATTAAAGTAGATGGTGAAGATACACAGGTCACGCTTGAAGAACTCCAAAACGGATACAGTCGCCAAAGAGATTATACGAGAAAGACTCAAGAATTAGCCCAACAGCGAAAAGCTATTGAGGCCAAATATCAAGAGGTTTCTCAAAAAGACGCAATTTATTCACAGTTGTTACCAAAGATGGAATCAACTTTGAAGGGCGAGTTAGAAAACGAGCCAGATTGGAACGCACTTTACGAAGCTGACCCTATTGCCTATGTCCGTGAAAAGGATGTTTGGAATGAGAAAAAGCAAAAGTTACAAGCCGTACAAGCTGAATCACAAAGACTGCAACAAGAGTCTCAAGTGGCACAGCAACAAAAACTACAACAGTTTTTACAATATGGTCAACAACAACTGCTTGAGCAAATTCCAGAATGGCAAGATAACGAAACGGCATCAAAAGAAAAGATGGCAATTCGTGATTACGGTGTAAATGTTCTTGGGTACACACCTCAAGAGATGGACAGCGTTTATGACTACCGAGTATTACTTGGTTTAAGAAACGCATGGCTACAACATAAGACACAACAAGCGACTAAAGTGAAACCAACTGAAAAGAAAGCGGCAGCTCGAACCGCTCGACCTGGTACTTCAAACGTCCCTAAGACAACAACTCCTGTGAAAAGAGCGCGTCAAAAATTAGCTAAGACTGGAAAGGTTCAGGATGCAGCTAAATTATTTGAACAATTAATATAAACTTTTTAAACATAGGAAATAAATATCATGGCAAAAGTAACAAACGCATTTGATACTTACTCAGCGACTTCCGATAGAGAACAACTGAGTGACGTAATTTATAACATCTCACCACAAGCTACTCCTTTTATGAGTGCTATTGGTAAAAACTCAATCAAGAACGTAGTTTTCGATTGGCAAACAGAAACTCTACCTACAGCTTCAGGCTCTGGTCAACTAGAAGGTTTTGAACTTTCAAGAGCAGCAGCTACAGCTACAACTAGAGTTAGTAATGTTGCAATGATCTCATCAAGAGATGCAACTGTAACTGGTTCACAACAGGCTTCTGACCCAGCTGGTAAGAAAACTGAAATGGCTCATCAGTTAGCTATTATGGCTAAAGCATTAAAAAGAGACATGGAAACTGCTCTTTGTCAAAAAGGTGCTAAGACAACTGGTAATGCTACAACTGCACGTTTAACTGGTGGTTTTGAATCTTGGATTACTTCTAACGTATCAAGAGGAACTAACGGTGCTGGTAACGGTGGCGGAGCTGCTCCAACAGATGGAACTCAAAGAGCTTTAACTGAAGCCTTATTGAAAACTGTATTACAATCTTGTTTCACAAACGGCGGAGAGCCTTCAATGGCAATCTGTGGTCCTGTAAACAAGCAAGTAATTTCTGGTTTCACAGGTAGAAGTTCAGCTAGACAAATGGTTGATGCAAACACAGTAGAGGCTTCTGTTTCTATTTATGCTTCAGACTTTGGCGAACTAAAAATCGTTCCATCTAACTTCAGTAGAGAAAGATCATTACTATTAGTTGATCCTGACTATGCAAAAGTTTCTTACCTAAGAGACTTCAAAACAGTCGACATCTCAACAATAGGTGATGCTCAAACTAAAATGATTTTATGTGAGTTTGGCCTAGAAATGAGCAATGAATCTGCTCATGGTATAGTTGCTGACTTATCAACTTCATAAGTTAGTTAGAATTTAGGGAGAGTTTCGGCTCTCCCGCCCTTATTTAATATGGCAACAAAACGTACAATCACCGACCATAAAACTGGTTACAAATCAGAGTTCATCACCGAAGATGACAAGCTGGTTTATCATACGACTCAAGATGTTGCTCCCGTCATTGACCACGTTAAGAAACTAAGAGACAATACACTTAAGCCTGGAAAAGATATGCGACACATTGCTGAAGTCCCTATGGTGATTTGGCAAAAGGCATTACGCGAAGGCTGGTCAAAGGATAGAGCTAAATGGAAACAATGGCTCAACGACCCAGATAATAAAGTATTTAGAACTTGGCAAGGTAAAGTATGACATATGCAGAATTAAAAACAGCAATAGCAAATTATCTTAATAGATCAGATTTAACGTCTGACCTAGATACGTTTATCGATAATGTTGAAGCGGAACTTAATAGACGATTAAGAACCAAAGACATGATTAAACGAGCAACGGCTACAGCTGACTCACAATACTTAGCAGTTCCAACAGATTGGATAGAGGCTATCAATGTAGAAATTACATCAAACGATTTTAGTCCTTTATTCCAACAATCTATAGAGTCATTAGATGTCTATAGAAAATCAAACAACAACTCTTCAGGTCAACCCGTTTACTTTGCAATGGTTGATGACTCCATCGAATTAGCACCAACTCCTGATGGAGAATATACCCTACAGCTAACTTACTATGCTAAAATATCTGCATTAAGTGATTCCAATACAAGTAACTTTGTATCAGTCTCACACCCAGATGTTTATTTATATGGTGCATTAAAACACGCTTCTATCTTTTTAATGGAAGACGAAAGAATACCAATGTTTACCCAACAGTTTGAGAAAGCATTAGAAGAAATGAGACTCGAACAAGAGAAAGCTGCATTTGGTAAAGGTTCTTTAATGATGAGAAGAAGAACTTACGGAAAAAGACAAAAGAAAAATTATTACTACGGTAATTAATAAAGGAGAATAGAATGGCTGGATTTTCAGATTATTTAGAAAACAAAGTTGTTGGTCATGTGTTTGGTGGATCAGCCTATACAGCTCCATCAACTTTATATGTAGCATTATATACATCGGCACCATCCGATACTGGTGGTGGAACAGAAGTTTCTGGCGGAGCTTATGCAAGACAAACAGCTGCTTTTACTGTAACTGGTAATGAGGCTTCTAATACATCAGCTATAGAATATCCAACAGCTACAGGCGATTATGGTACTGTTGTTGCGGTGGGCGTTTTTGATGCTTTAACTTCTGGTAATTTACTTGCTTATGGTAATCTTACAACAAGTAAGACTGTTTCTACTGGAGATGTATTTAGATTTAATGCAGGCGCTATAGATATAACTGTAGCGTAATATCATGGCTTCAGTAGGCTATGGTTTTGGTGGATACGGCAAGTCCTATTGGGGAACACCACAATTTGAATTAGCTGAAAGCACTATAAATGCTACTACCAATTTAACAGCTACAGGTACACAAATTGATGTAGGTGCATCATCTATATCAGCAACATCCAACCTTACTTCAGATGCTTCTGTTATTAAGTTTGGTGTATCTGATATATCAGCAACATCTAACTTAACAGCGGTTGGAACACAAATTGATATTGGTGGCGTTATTATGGCGGCATCATCAAGTCTTAGTGCAACAGGCACACAAATAGATATTGGTGAATCAAATATCACCGCATCAACAAACGTAACTGCTACTGGTGTCTTTATTGTATCAGCAGCAAGTCAAATCAATGCTTCAAGTGACTTAGTTGTTGCTGGTTCATTGGTTCAATTTGCTCAAGCAAGCATAGAACAAATAAGTGGTTTTTCTGCGATAGGTGGTTTAAAATGGGAAGACCAATCTGTGACAGATAAAAATTACACAGATCAGTCTGTACCATCAACAAATTGGACAGACATAAATGTTACTACAACTACCTATTCTGATCAGACAGTAACAACAACAAACTGGACAGAAGTATCCAACAATAATGATACCTGGACAGAAGCAGCATAGACAGGAATTAAATTATGGCAGATACATTTACAACGAATTTAAACTTAACCAAACCAGAAGTAGGCGCATCTACTGATACTTGGGGAACAAAGCTAAACGCTGACCTCGATTCACTTGATGCAATCTTTGCCTCCAATGGTACTTCAGTAGCATTAAACTTAGACGGAGCAGTCATTGATAGTTCTATCATTGGTGGTACAACTCCAGCTGCGGGAACATTTACAACTTTATCTGCCAGCACAACTCTTATTGTAAATAATACCGCTAGTTCAAGCTATGGAACTATTGAAGTATCTGGAACTACAGGAGCTTTTATAGATTTAAAATCTCCTAGCTCTGATGATTTTGATTTAAGAATAATTACAACAGGTACAGGAGGTAAAATTACTGCTGCATCTGGAGGAACAGTAGATTTACAAGTAGCTAATTCAACTGTTTTAAGTACAGCATCTACTGGAGTAGCTATAACAGGAACTCTTAATGCTTCAGGCACAATTACTTATGGTTCACTATCAGATGGAACTATAACTATCGCTAACTTTATTGACGATGATACTTTTGGTACTGCAAGTGCTACAACTTTAGCAACTTCAGA